TTATTTCATCCCCCTTTGCTTCAAAAACTTTTCATTATGCTTACCTTGTTTAGTAACAGGATTATCTTTAAACCACGCCCATACAGCTACGCCAATTGTAGCTGCTGTTGACACACCTTGATAAATTTGATCTTCAGTAAATGGTAGTGGATCCCATCCATAGACAACTAATGTCTGATTTGCTAGTAAAATTGCTAATACGACAAGTCTTACAATTGCTTGTTTCATTTTTATATTCCTCCTCGTAAAATAAAAATAGCCCTATTACTAGGACTAACTTTCCATTGTGTCTATTCGCTTGTGTGCTTGTTTGGTTGATTCTTCAACTCTGGTTACACGTTCATTTAAATGAGCGATGTTCTTCTCATTTGCCTTTAAATCAATTCGTATGTCATCTACCCCCTTTCTGATATAACCTAACTCTGCCCTTACTTCTGCGCTTTGTTCGGCATCATTTTTTGTATTACTCTTAGCTGTGTTACTTTTTTTAAATTGGTAAGTTTGATAACCAATTAATGCTGCAAAGCCTGCAATAATTACTGATACAATTGATATTAATACTCCTAATTCGACCATACTCAACCCCCTGTTTTAAGACATAAAAAATAACGCCTACTAAGCGTTTATTAAATCCTCTCTACCTTCTGCGATTAACAAAACTCTTACATCTTCTTTCCAAAGACTTGGCACTCGTGCATATGTCCAGTTACCTTCAATAATTTGAGTAGTAAACAATATAGCCAACATTTAATTCCCCCCTTTCATTTCTGCTACAGTCTCAGCTAATTCTAGTGTAGCTATTGCATTAACTTTATCAGGAGAAGGTTTATTATCTATTTCCTGTTGTTGTTTAAGTAATTGTTGTTGGTACTCCACATCTTTTACTAGCTCTCCATTTTCATATTTAAATACTTCTGCATTAGTCAATACTTCGTGGTCTTCTGCCACATGTAAGACAATCTCATTTTGATTTCTGGTTGATGTGGACGACCATCCATCCCTTATTCGATTATTCTCATCAATATTAAAATGTATCTTTACCATTCGTACACCGCCCTTAATGCAGCTCGTTCTGAACTACCTGCGTCATTATCAGCATGTCCTTTAATTCGGTTATTGTAAATATACAGATACTTGTGTATGGTTGTTGCTGCTGATTGCGGAACCAAAATAGAATAAGATTCACCAGCATGTAATAAACCCATCTGTTTAGGGATATATGTGTGATGAAATTGTATATCCCTTAAGCCTTCCCCTGGATAGTACCTTGACCACTCTAATACCCAACCATTTACACATTGATCCAATGTTTTTTGAGGATAGATAGTTTGATTATCTAATGGATAAACGTAACCATTCCACAGATAATCCATTTTTTGCACTGGCCGATAATTACCTTTAGCAATTTCCCAAATACTGTCCTCTGGTTGATAAACTGATGAAATAGATCCTTCCACCATTTGAACACCATCGCATTGAACCCATTTGTCATTACCGCCACTAATAATCACCTCTAATGAATCACCAGACACAAAAGATGATGGTACAGAGAATGTAGTCGCATGACGAGAAATAGAATAATCATTATTTACTGAATCAAAAGTTGAATTAACTATCTTAGATACTCGGTTTCCTGCTGCATTGACATGCCAAATTTCTATTCTTGGAATTCCTCCACCAACAACTTGCCATTGGCGTTTAAAAAATGCGCTAACTGTATAAATAGACCCCGCGCCAACTCCCTCGTATACGTACTGCCTAACATAGTTAGCATTACGAACGATTATCGCTTTTTCTCCAAACATCGCTAGTGCTTCTTTGGAATCCGGCGCAAATTGAATAGCTACTTTTGGCGATCCCCTTCTTTCCCAATGTGAATCTTCTAAAGGAAATTTGTTTGGTAATATTTCTAACCAGTTATATTTTAGGCTGTCAGAATTTAATGAATCAGGGTCTTGTCTGATTAATTCAAATGAATGATCTTTAATGAGGTTTCGCTTTGGTGTAGCACTGTATGGCGTACTTGTTACATCATCTTCTAGTGTGAAATCTCCATTTTTGACCGTTACATTTCCGAACGTTCCACTTGCACCACTAACATCACCACTAAAATGACCTGTTTGTGCCTGTATTTCCCCCTCAAAATAGCCATTTTTAAAATAGGAGGTTCCATCCAAACTCATCCTACCAACAACATTTCCTTCCATGTCATACTGGATTAATCCATTTACACCATCCCACGCTATTCTTGCACCAGTCACAGATGTCCGTAATGGTACAGAGTCAACATCAATGATTCCCTCTGTTAGCCTTGAGGCATCTTTAGATATATCATCTACTTCACTTTTGTTATATGCTCCCACTTCATATGATTCTGTAGGTGTCATCTTTTGCCATTCGCCGAAATTGTGTACTTTGGGTACATATGGTTCTAGAGATGTGTCTACCCAAATGACGTTTTCGTTTTGTTCAGGTGGTGTATCTGACATTACTTTCTTTGGTTCTGCGTATTTCATCATCGTTTCTAAACCAATTTTTCGGTTAATTTCATCTTGTAAGGAACGCCATATATCGAGTACCTCTTCTTCGGTATATTCAATAAAATCGCCTAATTTAACTTTCTTTTTTCCACGTCTTTTTATACTTCCAGATACTTCAAAAACTCTCGCTTCGACATAGAGAGGAGGATTAAATTTTGTATCTTTAATCTTTAAGGTATCTCCAAAACGTATTTTTTCGTTTTCCATACCTGGTACGTGCTCTAAGTCAGCCAATCCTACTTCATATTCAATAACCTCTTTAACACGCTTTTCCAACTCATTTTCCGTCAATTCGTGTAATCTACTTTGATTCATATTTTGATCTGTCGACTGCGGTTCATATGTGCCAATTATATGTTGTAAATTTCCTGTTACTGGGTCAGGTCTTCCCCATCGTTGTAAGGCTTCCTTATCTTCAACAAAAACTTCTAATCGAGTACCATCTTCTTTTTCAGGTCCAAGCCCAACTAGAGCAGTGTAAATGTTGTCCGTAGCTTCCCTTCGCCTTATACTTAGTAAGTCCTTTCCGAACTCAATCTCTCTTCCTCTCCACTGTCCAATTTGTTCAACTAAATCAACATATCTACCTGTTATTTTATTTCCACTTATTTCTATGCGAAAATTCAATTCAAGACTATATTCAGTTGCAATCCGTTTCAATAGCGCATAAGGATTTGTATGCTTTTCTATATGAATTGTTCTTGTAGCTTCGCTTTCTACAACGCCGACACGCCACTCTGTATTGTTTAATGCAATTCCTGCAGCCGCACTTGCTTTTTGGCTTTCTAATGTTTTTGGCTTGATTACCTGCGCTGTATTAAGCGTATTATAACTGGCCTTTGTGAACACAAGCATTTCTTTACTTTCTGCATGTAGTTTCTCAGCCTGCCAAATGATCATCTCACGAAATCCACTATCTTCATCCGTAATAATTATTTTATTTCTTCCAGTCAAGTATTCCGAGTACGGTTTGTTGGCAAATGTCGTATATTCAAATGTTTCTACCATTGTTTCTAATGATCGTGTATAATCGTCATCCCAAAACTCATCCGTTGGGATGATTGCAACTATCTCATCTAATTGCGAATCAATAACATGTATCACTTCATCACCTCTTATCTATATCTGTTACGATATTTAATACGTGTATTAAAACTTTCAGACGGGTGCACAACCAATTGATTAGGCCCTTTGTCTAAATCAAAAAAAGAACCTCCAAAATCTTTGAGCTCCTTTACATCTTCACCGTTTATAAGCAATTCCTTGTTATGATGATCAAAGGTTATAGTATCACCCGGATAGGCGATATAGGGTGTTTGATCAACCTTTATTTTTGATATTTTTCTTACTTTCAAATGTTCGATTCTAACCTCATTTGGAGTTCTTGTATCACCGTAATTTGCCATATCAAAGCGTATATACTTCAACCTACCTGCATATTCCTTGTTTACATCCATATACACTTGTTTAACAGATGACACATGTCTACCGCCTTGCGTAACTCTAGCTGCATAAAAAGTGAGTTTATTTCCTTCTTTACGTAATCTTACAATACCGCCCCACACTCGTTGTCCTTGTATATTATAGTTTCGATGAGATATTAAATAATTGATATCATCTCCAACATAAGGTCCAACTCTTGCTTCAACAACTTTTCTAACTTGATTCGTTGTTTTATCCCACAACCTTAGCATACCTAGTTGATTCATATTTTCATCGTAATAGTTGGTGCTGACTCTAAAAGTTTGATCCTCTCTCTCTGTTCTTGTATATACATATAATTCAATCTCGTAGTCATCTAACGGATCTATTTCTTTCATTAAAGCTGGACCATGCCATTCTTCACCAGCCCCCCAATTATCTACAACAATAGCCGTTCCAGTTGAAGCGAAATTCCCTGACCAATTCCCTGATGGCGTGTACCACTCATTGAGAGTTTGACCATATTCATAAATTATTTGAGTTGTTTTATCTACAACTTCAGTATCAACTTCTACAGGAATGCCTATCATTTGATAATCCTCATTATCATTTTGAACCATTGCAAAAGTTACAGGAGCCAAAACGTCTAATTCAAATATTGGTTGAGCTTCGATGGTTCCTTCGTTTTCTATAGTAAATACATCAGAAGTGAATTCGCGTGATTGTTCTTCGCCATATAAATAAGGATCTAACATAATTAATGTGATATTAAATTCGCCATCAGAACAGGTAATACTATCAATATCATAATCGCCTTCTTGCATCACATACATTTCTTTATCTGGTGTTAAATCTCGAATAATGGTTAATTTGTCTTTAGAATAGAAAAGGTCAAAAATTTGATGTTTTAATTGATCAAATCCAATCATGCTGTCCGATTCTATTAACATTTCAATAGATACTCTTCTCTCGCCTTCTTGAGTGGAAGATAGATGCGCTCCTGCCATACTAGGTACTACCAATTTTGAACGATTTATATTAGGTGAGAGAATATGAAAAGATTGTACCCATATACCTAACTCATGCATATCAAAGACTTGATCATCTTTTTTAACAATAAAATTAAGCTCACTTTTCACATTATCCCCCCTTAAAATCTTTTATAATTTGGCTATTTCTGTTCATATTTTCTTGTACAGGTCGCCATACTATATTCCCAACAGTACGACCATCCATAATGACATCACCAACACCTACATCGATTGTGACATCGTTATTAATGGATTGATTGTTATTTGCTAGAGCTGATCCCATATCATTTAAACGTCTTGCCATACTATCACTAACGCCTACACCACCAGCATATTGTGGGAATTGATTAAGTCCACTCCATATTTTTTTAGATTGTTCATGAGTGAAAACTTTAGCTCCACGTTCAAGATCATAAAGACCAAAACTAGCCATAGACCACTTTCGACCACGCTTAACAAGTTCAGGTCCTTCTTCGCCAAGCCAAGAAAGTCCCCCTGGGTGAAAGTTGGTACCATCGGCATTGTTATAGGCATCATATAAACCTAGAACACTAACCCCCGGTGAGCTATTTTTATAATTAGTAAATACATCTACTGTTTTGTCCACTTTTCTACCTAAATCGCTATCTATTTCATAAGCACTCGGACTCAAATCTACACCTAATATTTTTTCTACTTTTTTTCTTAATTCTTTGTTATAATCCATTGCCTTTTTCTGTTCCGAAGTTAAATTACTAGATACATATTTGTCTACATCTCTCCCGAGCTCATCTGTATAATTACGGGCATCTTTGCCAAGACCAATTAAATTTCCTTTTGCTGTTTGCATTTCATCTATCTGACCATCAATGGCGGCAATTTGGTTCTTATATTCATCGGTGTTACGCTCATTTGCTGGAGTTGTATTTTTTATCTCTTCTTTTGATTTTTCTAATCTGTCAATCTGCTGATCAAGAGTTTGAAGAGTATTACCCTCTTGAACAGCGCGTCTTGCCACCTCTTCGTTAATACCTGCATTTTTTAGATATTGCAATTGTAACTTTTGATAAATTTGTTCTGTTTTAGCTATTTCTTGATCCTTTTTAAGTAAAGATTTCTCTTCTTCTACGGCTTTTGTTTGAATTACCCCTAATTGCTCTAATAATTCTTTTTTGCTACCACCTAAAGCTTGTCGGATATCAGCGTTTAATTGTTCTTCTTGCTCTAGTTTTTCAAGTTCCTTTCCTCTTATTTGTCCACTCAACTTCAAATTTAATAAACTTTCAGCTTGTGCTTCTAATTCTTTGCGTGCGGACTCAATGGATTCATCGTTATAGTTATCAATAACGCCACTAATTAAGCTTTCATTATCTTTTAATTGATTTAATTTGGTTTGTTTATTAGCCCGTTCCTCTAATAATTTGTTGTGGTTTTGTGCAGCATTTAAGAATTGTTTCTCTAGCTCCAACGTCGCTGCCTCTAAAGCCTGTTGATTATACTTCCTCATTTCATCAGTAGTTCCTGCTATACCTTCACCTTGAGCTGTGATCTCATCAGTAGCACCAGGTATATTTTCTACAAGGTCACCGTTTAACCGAACCATTTTGTCTAATTCCTTATTTGATAACCCTGACTTTCCTTGCAACTTCGCCATTTCATCTTTTATTGCTTTAATAGATTCAGAACTATTCGCTGTATTTAGTTCTGCTTGTAAATCGACATAACGAGCAAATTCATCACTTGTAAGCTCGGATTTTCCTCTTAATTTTTCCATTTGGTCGATCATAGAGCCTGTAGACTCATGTTGTTTCATTAATGCATCATAATTTTCCAATGACACTTCATTCAATTTGTCTTCCTTTTGTGTCAGATTAGCTATTACCACACCTAATCCAGTTAGCGCACCTATACCAAGACCTATTGGACCTGCACGACTAACTAAAGCGAGTAAAGTACCACCAAATCCTTTTACCCCTGCTGCGCTTTTTGCGCCTTTGAATTTTCCTCCTAACCCACCAACTACACTAGATAAACTGCCAAATATCTTTAACGCAGGACCAATAAACGCTGCTGAACCTGCCATAGTAAGTAAAAATTTCTGCGTGTCATCATCAAGATTAACAAACCAATCGGATAACTCTTGTATTTTAGGGGTTATTTCTTGAGCAATTTCTAATAGTTCTCTCCCCAACGGCTCTAGTGCTTCTGTTACTCCACGGATAGTTTGTTTAAACTCTCGACTAAAAGCCTGTTCTTGTGAGTTAGCAAAATCATCCATAGAACCTTCTACATCTTTCATAGAGTCATTTACATCATCTAATGCATAAACGGTATCGCTACCCATGTCCTCGAATTTTGTACCAAACAGCTCTACACCGATTTGATTTGCCTTCACCTGGTCTTCCATATCTTCTAATTCTGGAATAACAGCCTTAAACAAATCTTCCGTGGTAGCTTCTCCATTCTCAAATTCTTTGAATAGTTTTTGAGTTTCTTTGGACATTTCACCGAATGCATCCGCTGTTTTATCGGATCCATCTTGTGCACGAATATTAAATTCTTTCATCAGATCATTAATATAATCTAAGTTATAAGCACCATTTTTTGTTCCGTTAGCTAGAATAGTGAAATAGTCATCTGCTGCAAAGCCCATTTGTTTAAACAAAGGTGCATATTCCGCTATATTATCGAACATCTCGTTGGAATAATTAATGCCTTCCTCTTGTCCTTTTTTAAACAAATCCATCGCTTCATCAGCAGTTAAACCAAAGTTGTGCATTAACTGATTAACACCACGTGTGGCTTCTCCTAAATCTGACTCAGTTGCCTCAGCCAAAAGCAAAATGTTTTTTGTTGCTTTTTGAAGTTCTTCTCCTTCATCAATGCCTTGGATATTTTGTTTAACCATCATTATCGCTCGTGCAATTTCTTCTGGATTGTCACCGAAACCATCAGACCAAACTGTACGCATGTCTTGCTCTAGTTGTTTAGCTTCTTCTCCAGTAGCGCCCAATGCTCCGTTCATCAATCGAATGGCATCACTTACATCCATTGCACTTTTACCAGCTACAGCACCCATTCCAGCTATAGGAAGAGTAACGCCAGTATTTAATTTATCTCCGAGGTCGCCAGCTTCATTACTAATATTTTGAAGTGACTTTTTATATTTATCCGCATCACCGCTAGCCTCTTGCATTTCTTGTGCTTGTTTAGCAATTTCATTTTTTGATTGATTAATGGAGTTCTCTAATTTTTGTTCAGAAATGCGTAAATCTAAGAGTTTGTTAGATAGCTTGTTAGCTTCATTGGAGTTCTCCCCGTATGTTTGCTTAGCTTTATCTAATTGTTGCTCTGTGGCTTGTATCTTACGTCTAACAATGTCTTGTTCTTTACCTAAATAAGAAATACGTGCTTCAAGTTTTTCGGCAGCTGTCCCCGTTTGTTTCATTTGCTCAGACTGCAATTTAAATTCTTTTCGAAGACTGGTACTTTCCTTATTCATTTCATTAATGCCATCGTTAAACTCTTTATTAAAGATACTAAACTTAACCTTTGTTTCAGGGTTCTTAGCCATATCATTTCACCTGCCCTTACTTTGGATTACTAACCCACCCATCATAAGCCTGCTTTCCTTGATAAATACGCTCTACTTCAGGTATAGGAGAGTACCAAAAAATATCGCTATCGATGCCATTAGCAATGCAATACCATACATAGCGATCTTCCACGCATTCAAAATTGAGCTTTGGTGGTTTAATGACCTTTTGGTCTTTTTCTACTTTTTTTTTGTACTTTTCTTCAACCCAGCAGCAAACTTATTTTTTTGAGAAGGAAAGGTGTTCATGACAAGCTTTGCATATATTCTCATTGTTGTTATGCTGTCCTCGTGAAATTTCTGTAAAAATTCTTCATAAGACAATTCAAGTTTAGGATTAAGGCCAATAAGAGCAATATAAATACCTTTTAAGTATTTCGTTGTACTTGTATCGTCTGCATCTAAAGCTTGTTCCGTTACCTCTCCATCATTTATAAGTTTTTCAAGTGATGCTATTTTGAGTAAATCAGTTAAATTAGAGCCTTCTAATAAGCCTAATTTTTCCCCAATACCTAATCCGTAATTTGTAATTGCCGCAGGATAGCGTTTCTCATTGAAAAAATGCTGTTCATATTCTCCATCTATTTCTTTAAGCTCCATATCTTTTAACGTAATCATTTCAACTTTAGCCATCTTCATCCTCCTTTTTGGTATGTAAAAAAGAGAAGGCAACACGCCTCCTCTTATGCTCCTCCACCAGCACTCTCTAGAGCATCGACTCTTGCTACTAAATCATTCCATTGTGTTTCTGTTGGGAAACCATCGGCACCAGGATCACCCTTTGCACCCTTGTCCCCTTTAGGTCCCTGTGGTCCTTCAGGTCCTGGATCGCCTTTTGGTCCTTTTCCTCCACTAGCAGCTAATACTAAATTAGCTAATTCACCGGCTGCTGCTGCATTCGTAACATAGCCAATACCTTCACCTGTTGCATTTATAATCGTTCCACCTGTGCCAATATCAACAAGCGCACCTTCCTGCAAGTCTTCACCTGCTTCGATATTCCAAGATGATTTCCCTGTAATACTTACTCTGATAGCTTCGTCTGCTGCTAGGCTCCTTGTTGAATAGAAGTCTGGTATTTGGCCAGCTGTAGCGATGGACAATGTAGCTCCTTCGGCACCATTTGATAAACTCAACAATCGATTCGTTTCTACTGCTTCTGTCACTGTCGCTGTAAAATATGCCATTAGTTCGTAGCACCTCCTGTAGCTCCACTAGCTGAAACTAATGCATAATCAAAACTTGTATGCCATTGATCTGCAATAGTTTGATCTTCTAATTCGCTAGTGAGAGCTTCATAATAAAAATTCCCGTCTTTATCAGGATAAGCTGTTATTTGTACTTCCATCTCTGCAACTTCATCTGCGCCATTTTCAATAGAAAATTGAAACCCTGTTGCACTTGTACATTTTGGAAATGCAATTAATTTCGTTACATCTTCAAACTCATCAATTACATCTGCGGTGTACACAAATTCTTTTCCTTTTGCGTTATTTGAATACTTATATACACCAGGTTTTAATCCTTTTGGAGAGATACCGAAAATATCTCGCATTACTTGAACTTTGATATGTGCTGATATCGTCAGATCCATTTTTTCAGGCTTTGCGCGTTTACGAACCTCTTGTCCTTCACACCGTTTTATTAACTCTTTCATAGTGGTCTCACTTGAAAGAGACCCAACACAACCAAATCTCGTTCCTTCTTGTTTCGTTCCGTTTGATTCAAATATCTGAACACTTGAATTCTTAATAGATACTGGATCAAACGATTCTACAACAACTGTTGTCATCAAAATTCCTCCTCTAAATAGTGATCTATATGCTCATTAAGTCCTTCCATAATGTCATTTATGGATTTATTTAAACCTCGCTGCATAAATTCTTTTGGCTTATTTCCTACAGAAGTTCCTAATGCCTGATCAGGAAACACCAAGTAATTAAATTTTCGTTTTGGTAATATCTCAAAACCTAAATTGATTTTCTTAACTTTTAATGGCTTGCTTTGCCCTGCATGAATTCCATTTTTCTTTTTTGAAAGAGGAATTAACGATACAATTTGATTTGTAGCTAATTTGGAAGCATTCGTATGCAGATAACTGTTAATGATATTCTCAATGTTTTCAGGAATACGTTTGAACTTTTGTTCTAGCTTCTCAACTTCTTCATAGTCAATTTCAAATTTGACACTCATAAGTTAACTTCCTTCTAAAAATTAGTGTTACTTGATCTACAAAGTCATCTGTTTCATTCTTTTGTACACGCTCTTTAATCGTTCTATTGAACTCTATTCCACGAATGTTAGATACAACAGTTAATATGTCTAAGGTAGTTGGTTCAACATCTCCATTATCTTCTGACACATATACTACAAATACCTCTTGATAAACACTCTTTACCGATGAAGTTGCTCGCATGTCTCCGTAGACAACTAAAAAGTAATTAGCTGTTGATGGTAGTTCATCTTCTGCGATTTCGTCTTCAAACACAGGCAAATGGAAAATAGTCTCTAAGTCCTTCACAAGTTTATTTCGTTGTTTATTCATGTACAATTTTTGTTTCTCATTCACTCGTAACACCAACTTCCTGCAAATAAAAATAGAGATAACGTTTGTCATTATCTCTATCTACATCGATTACATCATATTCGATTCCCTCAATTACGGCTTTAAGATTAGATTTACGCACATTTTTAAAAGATGGTGGATATCTCGTTTTTAATTTAAGATCCAAGCTAGCACCCATAACTCCTGCAAAGCGATAATCCTCTTCACGAGCATTAAGTAGACGAAATGCCAACTTCCCTTCTTCCACAAACTCCTCACCAATTCGCTTTCTAGTTTCATCGCGTTTGGTTTTCCTTCGGCCATACCTTAAAAAGCCATCGTTAAATACCTCATGAATTGGTTTCTGCAGTCTTCGCTGCATGCGCCTTCACCCCTTCACGAATCGACAGCTTAAGTAATTCTCTTTTGAAATTAACCTCAAAGAATTCAAGCGAATGATTATAAACATATCTACCATAATCCATTAATAACTGCCTTGATTTACGATCTTTTTCAAAATCAATAGAGGTACCTGCAAGATCATTCAGATATTCCTTTCCGCTTTCTATATGACCGGATAAGTCTGAATCTTCATCATCCCAAGTAATATGCAGATACCTTTTTAATTCTTTTACTAGAGCTGTGTTATCCATACAGCTTCACCGCCTTATCCAGTTGCCCCAGCTTCACTTCCGATATTGCTGATGTCATAGACTTTAAATGAATCATTGTCTTTCGGGCGACCATTTGCAAGCATACGAGTAAGATATACTGTTTCATCCTCTAAGAAACGATATTCCGTAGATGCCTTGATTTTACGTTCCGAACCAACACCCATGAAGTAATCTTTCGCAAGACCAGCAATTAGCTTTCCCTCTGGTACGGATACAGATTCAATAATGGTTGCATCGATTGGAAGGTTTGTCATATATTGACCTGCGGCATTGCGATACACGACATACTGTGCAAGCTTATAGTTATAGTCATTTGGGTTTACAGCAAGAATAATGTTTCTCACTTTTCGCTTACCGTTTTTGGACAGATCCCCTCTAATAGCATATAAGGATTTAACACTAAACTCTTCTAGTGGTTTAGCTGTTTTATCAGGATATACGCCATCCGTTACAGCACCTTTAAGATCTTTAATCATACCAATAGGTTGATCTTTACCAGTACCAGAAATAATAGCTTCTTCAAGTGCAATTGCCATTGCTTCAGCTAATACTGTACGTACATAACGATCTAACCATTGTGGTCCGAGTTCTAACATCGCGTTACATACAGGAATAAATGCGGATAGCTTGTAAAGGTTCATATCAACTGTTTCGAATCCATCATCTAACAGCTCTTTAATTTCCTCGCAAAGTTTCCCCCACCAAGCTGGATTAACATCACCTTTCTTCAATACCCATTGTGTAACACCTGTCGTATTCACAAAGTTAATACGAGCTAAGATTGGGTGTTCTTGAATTAATTCTTCAAACACTCGATCAATAACTGTTTTAGGAACTAATTTTTCTACACCAACAAATCCTTTTCCTTCAATGACTTCATTGTAGTACGTGGTTTCCTCTTTCGTTAAAGAGTGAACACCACGTTCAGCTAGGATACGGCTATCCGTTACATTGTCATTAACAATGGTTTTTGCTTCCTGTAGGATCTCATTTTGAATTCCTTCTGCCATTGCTGTTAACGCCTTCGCAGTAGCTTCAGAATCTCCACTTTCAATTGCATTTGCAATGTTCTGCTTTAGCTCATTTTGTTGATTTTCCACACTATCTGGATTTGTGATGCCACCAAATGTTTGTAAGTTCATTTTAAGTTGCTTTCTTTTGTTCATCTGTCCATTTCCTCCTTATTTTTGTATAATAAAAACGCCTTTACTTTTTAAAAGCGTTTAAGAAGTCTTCAAATATTTTCACATTGTCCTTTATATCCTTCTGGGGTGTTTCTTCTTCGATTTCATTTGATTGCTCATTTGTTGGGTTTGCCTGTGCCGCATACTTTGCAATTAAGGAATCCTTAAAGTTATCAGGTTCTTTTTCCTCATCTTCTATGTCATCTGGGTCCTTAATTTCAATTTCCTCTCCCACTTCATCTGCCAAACCAAATGCTAAAGCTTCATCTGCAGTTAGAAAGGTTTCATCTTCCAATAACTTCACTAATTCTTCTCGTTCTCCAACGAATCGATTTTCATACGTTGCAGTTACAGCAGAATCGATCTTCTTTAAATCATTAGCTACTTTTTCAAAATCTCCTGCATTTCCAATCGCTATGGTTGATGCACGGTGAATCATCATCACAGTATTGCTTGGCATGATTATTTTATCTCCTGCCATCGCGATAATTGAAGCCGCACTTGCAGCCCATCCATCTACATGCACAATAATTTCTGCTTTATGGTTTTTCAAGAAGTTGCTAATAGCTATTCCATCAAATGCTGAACCACCACCAGAATTAATGTGTACATGGATTTTATTTGCTTCGACACCGCTTAATTTTCTCCGAATGCTTTGAGCGCTATTATCGCCAAAGAACCCACCAATAGAGCCATAAATATAAAGAGAATATTCGTTTTCGGCTTTAGATTCTAGCTTAATATCTCCTTTCATGTTTAACACACGATTCAATTGTTGCTTTAATTCTTCACTCATTCACCCTCACCCCCTTTCAGGTATTCTTTAATACCTTCATAGTTTTTCGTGACATAGTGTTCATCTGCCCACTCCTCATCTAATGGCTCTTTGCCAATCATATTGCGGTTTTCATTAACCGAATGCGTTCCACTAGAAAGCATTTTGTCTAACGCAGTAGCTAGTTTAATAGGGTCCACATATTTGATAAATGATGTATCTACTTTGAAATAGGTACGATCTAAAAATTCTTGTTTGGTGTAGAACTTTCGATTAATCTCATCTTCAATCAGTTCTGCAATAGGGGCTACACAAAACATAATAAAGTTATCAGTTTGTCCTTCCACATCAGCTAAATCACCTTTCAACAAACCTTTCGGTACATGAAAAGCCATGCTGATAAAGTCAAATATGTCGTCAACTATGGCTCTTGTATCTCTACTTGTAGAACCTTTGCTGTTTTGAAACATTTCCCCAATGTTTAATCCATCTTGTTCAGGAAGTGCAGCGGCATCCTCAGCCTTTAAAAATCTAGCTAACTGGGCGTTGAACATATCCTCTAATGCTTGCTGTTCTTCATCAGATTGGGAAACCAAGGCATCAATTTGGTACTTTACTCTTAAAGCATTAGAGCGTTTATAATAATTCATAGAGGCAGTCAGCAATTTCCCATAACTAGCATACAAACTATCAACTGCATTTTTTATTTTCTTGTTGTTTAACTTGAAATAGAAAACATCACTCTCTATAAAGGTTTTATTGAGTTGAAAATCATTAACAACAATGTCTTTATAGATATTTTCTTTAAAAGCGAAATTTTCTACAGTAAATTCATCCGCAACATATAACTGTTGATCTTGCATAATTACTAAACATTCATTATCAAGTACTAGCTTTGAAACAAACTCATGAAAAAACTCACTACTATTTTGATTTTGGTTAGGTTGAACATTAAACAAGTAATAGTTATTTCTCTTTACTTCCTTTCCTTTCTCAAAGGTTCGGAATTGCGATCTAACCAATGTATTAGCAATCAAATTCACACAAGACTCAATAGCGAGATTTTTATAATAATATTCAACACCTAAATCAAAGCAAAGTTCTTTTAATGTTGCGCTATTACTCTTACCGAATAACCCACTAAACAATTCCTTTAGACCCAATAAATCACCCCCTTAAAATACGGATACTTTGAACGGTCTAACTGGTTTAGGTTCCTTTAGTTCTCCATCCAATACTAAGGCATGTAAAAAAGCGAAAAACCCATCTGTTTTCCGCTTCTCCTTATCAATCTTGCAGTATTCCATATTTCCATTTCCTTTTTCATCTTTATATACATTACCAACGTACCAACGCATCATTGGGTCATCGCCAAAGACAATTGTTTGATTAATAAACATTTCATCAACTAATGGTGATAATATAGCATGTGTAGAAGGTCCACGCCTTACAATTTCAACGTCAAACCCTGCTTCCTCTAATTTTGGCTTTAATATTGCAGCCCTATATTTATCCATTGAGATTTTTTTAATATTAAATTGCTTCAACTTATCTAAAAACCAATTTACTACTCGCTCAGGACCAATAGACTTGTCGTTATAAATAATGGTGCATAATCCTTTTTCTTTTGCTAAATCAATAATTTCTGGATTTATATCCTGTAGCTTTAAAGCAAGGTGATGGATAAATGTATGATGAATCCAATACCGTTTCCCATCTTTTTTAAATAACAATCCAACAGAGCAAAAGTCCCTGACATCGGCAAAATCCACACCACCAATTGCTTGTATTCCTTTTATTTTTTCTGGAATTGCCTGATCAGTAGCTAAACGATCTTCATACGTAGCCACTTCTTTTCTAACATCTTCTTGCGGACAGTTCATACGCTTTGTCATAAACTCAATTCGCAATGAAGCGTTGAATTGCATATCGTGATATTCCTGTCTCATTTCATGTTGTAAGTTTTCATTGTACCGATAAGAAGGGTTGGCTTTCTCCCACATCTTTTCATTATCAACTTCGGATTCATCATCCAATTTGCAAATGAACGGAAACATGGTGGACTTTGGAAGCTCCTTATTTAAAACCATTTGAGCTTCTTTTTTTAGATCATCTAATACACCGCCTCTGACATATCCATCAGTTGTTATATAAAACGTTCTAGGATCTTTTTTCTTACCAAGTCCAGAAGTGAATACTTTTACATTGCTGTAATCCTCATACTCATGAATTTCATCAAATATAATTGCTCCACTTCGTTTACCATCTTTAGTTCTAGCATTAGAGGTATTGTATTCTAATTTTGATTTTGTTTTTCTGTGCTGAATTAACATTTTGGATTTATAAAATATTCTTTTCATTTTTTCAGCATGTTTAGGGTCATCTAAAACATTAAATACATCATCAAACGATGTTTTAGCTTGTTTTTCAGACGTAGCTACAATATCAATGTCATAGTTATTAATTCCGTGATGACCTGTTTGCATATAAAAAGAATCCCATGAGATAAAGCCATTCTTTCCAGCGCCTCGACCTATTTCTATTAGGTATCTATTGAACATGAGTCTACCATCTTCATATCTCACGCCAAAAATAAACGCATTACAGAATCTTTGCCATGCGAATAATTCAAAAGGAAAATACGGCTTTGGTTTCTCGACTGATTTTTCGATAGCTTCCGCATCAATAATGACGCCTGGTTGATCAAGTTTCCAACGCACGAACTCCATTAATTGCTTTTGTTCTTTACAAGATTTTATTTCTTCCTGCTCTACCATTTTCATATACTCATCAATATACGGATGATAATCATATGTCCTCATCTTGTTCGCCATCTTCATCATCTTCTTCTAAAAAGGTCAGTAAATTGACCAACTTATCATAAGCAGCAGTATATCGATTCATTGTTGTGTTGTATGATTTTTGAGCAGGATTTTCAATAAGCATTTTTTGAGATCCATTCTGATACATATAAGTTGGACCTTTAGTTTTGATCGTTTCCTCTAATATTTCAAGCTGAATTGTCATAAATGCTATTCGTTCTATTAGTTCTTTTGCGACTTCTCTTTTCGATTCAGGCAAATCTATAAAAACTGAATTCAATCTGTCTATCTCTTTTTGTATTAAAATTCCTTGATCTTTAGCACTAGGTTTTTTTGCCACTTTACCCCCTCCCCCCCTCTCATGCGCGAAGAAGCCAAAAATATTTTCTCCGATTTGCCCTCCCCCGTTTCAAGCCCTCCCAAAAACTTGCGAAAACTTTTGACCGGGGGGTGTTATTTGTTTCTTATAAAGTTCCTGTAATTATTTTTCCTTTGTTCGAATGATTCATTAGTTGGTAATGGATGTTGTCTGTTTAATTCTTCTTCCATTTTCTTTTCAAATGCTTTAACAAAATAAGGAGCCATTAAACATTGTAGACAATCACATTTCAATTTCCTACACCAACTTCCTTCGGATAATAGTTTATGGTTGGACCATTACATTTAGGACATTCCAAAGCATCCCGTATCTTATGCGACGTCTCTTCCCAACCACAATCTTTACTTATACAGCAGTGTATAGTTCGTTTCCACTTCATACTTACCACCTTTCTTCATTAACAAATTTAGGTTTCTTCTTTCGAATATATTTCTCTAAGCGTTTATGTTCATGGTTGTGACAAGGAATGCAGATGCTCTCAAGATTATCAAGTACCAGAGCTAATTCAGGAAACTGTTTTACTTCTTTGATGTGATGTACATTCTGAGCCAGACTAACTCTACCTTGGCGTTTGCACTCCTGACACTCGTAATTGTCTCTTTTCAATGCTTTGAGTCGTAACGTTCTCCACTCTTTTGATTGATAGAACTTCACCAGCCTGTTTTCTTTGATTAATCGTTTGATAGTTATAAGATCCAATTAATCAACTCCATATAAAAAAGCACCGCTATGGGTGCTTTAGATCCTTATACTAAATAAATAATTGTGATAAATAATTTAATAAAGTTTCTTTGTCTTTTTCATCTCGAAGTGCGAACTCATGTCTGTCAAATCCATCTTTATTAACTTTATGTGATACTGTTACCACTAGTACAACATCGTCTTGTACAGTGTCATCTTTATATAGTTCGATTTTATAATCACCAGTATCTAATAATGATTTAATCTTTTCTATCATCTTCTCACCCCCTTTGCCTCCATAATACGACAAAAGGGAATAATTTCCTACACTTCCAACGAAAAAATTAGCACCCAAGCCCTCGCAAAACTTGGATGCACCATTTACATATCCTAGTACAATATATCGTAACCGATCACTCACTGACCCCAGGAAATCAATGAGCGTATAATCCGACAGGATTATTATTTCATGTCGTGCAATGACAAACGACCGATACCTGAACGGACTATATATAGTGTTAGAACGTGAGATGGTTGCCTCACCGACCTCCCTTCCAGTTTATCACGCTGAATTTTTATCCAACAAATCGAGCAAGAAGTGGCATTTTTGGCATATTTGGCACAGCATATCTTCTTTCATTGCTCTGATCTTATTTCTGTTTATTCCTAAATGATCTGCAATAGAACGGTAGCTCATACCTTCCATCATGCAATCGAGAATAATTTGATGTTGTTCATCCTCTAGGTAATCTACCATTATTTCTATAGTCAAAACCTTTTCTTTATATTCCTTCCATCGGTTATACAACCTAGTTTCTCTAGCATCCATTTCATCAATTTCTTTAGGACTTTTAATATTTACATTTGGTTTAGGCATAGCAGCTTCAATTCCATATTGAGCTACTCCCACCGATTTTATGCTTATTCCCTTTACTCCCCACAAAATATCATGTAATCTGTCCATTTCCTTCTTTCTCCAATGGTATTGATAAATTAGATTTTCTACTTGTTTTTTGTTCATTAAACCCAGCCCCCACTTTGAATAATGATTGTACATAATCGCTCCGTTTTACAGGAGATAGTGCGCCCACTCGTTTATCTTTTCTGTATTCACTGACTTTCCATTGATACATTACAGCCACACCAAACTTGCGAAAAATAAAGCCATAGAGATTGCACATACGAAAGCCATATTCTCTTGTAATTTTTTATCTTCTTTCTCTCCGACTAGTCCTAAGAAGCTAACAACAATAATAATCAATCCAATAATTTGAAATGCTAATATCATATTGATTCCTCCCACTCGGTTGCAAAAATCGATTAAATTTGTAAAATAGTTGCAACGATATAAAAAGGACACCAAACGCAGCTTAATGCTGTCATTCAGTGCCCTGGTTGTTCCAGTAGCTTGTTATTTAATTTTATGTCTTTCTGCTTTAAACAATAATTCCATTTGATTTCTATCAGCTTTAATCCATTCGCCATAAGAAAATCCGCAATCAAGACACTGATAATCCATATACCAATAACCCTCTTTGCTATTTATTCCTTGGCTACAACAACTTCTTACGACTTTCCCATTGTGACTACAAAACAATTGTTTGATTCTAGCTTTAAAACTTACATGCAATTTCATTTTATTAAGCCCCTCACTTAGTATACTTAACCTCATACCGACCAAGCTCGCCATCCTGCCATCTCTGAATGACCTCACCAAACCCCGTTGGAGGCTTATCCATTTTTTCTAGTTTCCCTTGAACAACTCGATAGAGTGCATCCTCATTCAAATCTACAGTTGCTTTTGATTCTTTCATGACCTAACCCCCACATTTTAAAATAGAGCCAATCTGAGCGTTTCTATTAATTAAATGAGTAAAACTATTAATCTGTTATAAAAACGCCCAGAATCGACACGTACGTTCTAAATTTGATGTAATTCAACCTTTATTCTTGGATTATCTTTATCAACTTCAAAATGATGATTGATATTCCCGATCTGTTTCCAACCGTCATTCTTAATGATTTTTGCTTTAACAATCCCATCTAATATAAATTTTGTTCCAGCAGCTATATTGTCTTTATCCTTTCGCATATCTTTGCAATACCAGGTAATATCAACATCAGTACGCTCCAACTTAGGAAGCTTCCTAGCATGCAACATGACTAATGCTGTATAATCCTTTTTCATATTTGCATAAGCGATTGGATGTGATTTACTAGCTTTTATGATTTCATTCAATGTTGGCAATGTGCCAGGTATCGTAAATTCAAGCATTCTGAATCAACCAATTTCCGTTAAACAATTCTTCCCAGCTGAACCGACCAAAATATGACAATGGGTCTGTTCCGATTAGCTCCAGCTGAGATCCATCTGCTGGATCAATAAAATATACCTGTTTACCATCATTTCTTCTTGCATTCATAGCTTCATCAAATGTTACATAATTGGGTTCAATCCTCCACAATGCATTAAGAATTTTCGGCTCCATTGCTACTATGCCTTGCGGATAATCTACATATTCTAGATTTCCATTTAAGGATTTAGTTATTTTTATATTTGAATCTTGACTAATGGCGATCTCTCTAACTTTTAAGCTATTCATCATTTCACCAGCAGTAAGCCATGTTTCTTCACTCATGTTTATTACCCCCTAATTAAGATCACTCTCTTTAACAAACACACCGTTAATCATCTTGCCTTTGCGCCCAATTATTTCTGAATAAGCTGTATCTAAACATTCTTCTAGAGTTAAACCGTTCTGTTGAGCTAAGATAATCAATGTTACAACCTCATCGCCTATACCATCTTTAAGAGCAACCTTATCCCCTCTTGCTAATGCCGCAGCAACTTCCCCAGCTTCCTCAGCTACCTTTAAATACTGTTTACTACTTTCTGCTTGGTCTAATCCTTTATCAATACTCCATTGTTCTACGTTTTTAACTAATTCATTTAAGTTCATTGTTTGACCTCCTGTAATTTTTCAATTTCTACAATCGCTTTAAATATTGGATATATTTGCTGTGGTACTACTGCATTGCCTAATGCTATTAATCTACTTTCGTCCAATTTTGAGGAAAGCCCATCATCCATTCCACAAACTGGGGATTTATTTTTTTCCCAATATGATCTGGATGATTCTCCCCAATTGAACCTGGCAATGCTTTTCCGTGTGTTCCATCTCTCTCCGATCTGGTTAAATGTCTGATTGGTTTGTAGTTTTGGCTTGCTGTCGGAGTTGCATAAAAGAACTTTATCAATCTCCCTAATCCGACTGACCCATCTTTCCCGTTTTGATTCACTTTCCTTGGCATTCCATTTTTTGTTATTTTGAATCTGTCTTTCTTCCCTATTACTGACCCCATTGTTGCATCTGCGGTTGTTGGAGTAGGCAACAATGAATGTTCGTTTTCGTTCGTGTTTGGCGTCGACGGCACAAGCTGGTATAACAAATGACTGTGTTTCGTAGCCGATACTTTCCAAGTCAGAAAGCGTTCTGTCGAGTTCCATATTGACGAAGTTAGCAACATTTTCACCAACAACCCAACTTGGTTTGATTTCTTCGATGATCCTAAACATTTCTGGCCAGAGGTCGCGGTCATCTTCCGTGCCTTTTCGCTTCCCGGCAATACTGTAAGGTTGGCAAGGGAATCCTCCTGAAATAATGTCAATTGTTCCAACGCCAATCCCCCTCTCTTCTAATAATTGCTTGTTTAATGTCTTTACATCATCAAATATCGGTACATCCGGCCAATGCTTACTTAATACCTTTTGACAGAACGGCTCTCTTTCACAAAATGCCATGGTTTCTATTCCAGCCCATTCAGCAGCAAGACTAATTCCTCCTATGCCTGCGAATAATTCTATTGATTTCATGATTAGAACCACCCAGCATGAGGTGATTTATCTTCAATATTCATTGCTTTTAAAGTAGCTAATTTATGCCTTAATTCTTCGTAAGACTTGCCTTTTACATCGTAATAATCAAACTTAGCTAATTGGTCTATGACATGTGCTGTTTTACTTTGTTCCTCGGTTTGGTATGCTTTCACGCCATTTCCTCCTCTGACGTTACGCCTTCTAGTAGGTGTGAGAGCACCTCGTGAAATCTATTGACATCGTCTTCTGTAATACATCCTGTTTTGAGTTGCATTTGCCAAACACCTTGATAACCGTTGTCAACATAGTGATATGGATATGGGCTATACCCTAAATTTCTAGCTAAATCCACACTTTCTTCTTTCAATAGCGTGTGCGGCGGTTGTACTTGTTCTCTCCATTTGTTTCTAACGCCATTGTCAATTGTTACAACTTGCCCAGATTTGCCGTGACCGCAGCAACACCCTAAAGTGATAATTCCTTGCTTATTGAGATATTCTATTTCATTAGCTATACAAGCATCTATAGGGACAGCTTTCTTTTTGTCGTTAACTGTTACATATTTTTCAGTTCCGTGTTTACACATTGTCCATTTCCTCCTTTCCCTCCCATTAAGGGAGGGTGGTTTAAAATAAACTCAATTGCTTTGTTTCATAATTCATAATTAGTAATTCTTCAGCTTGTCCACCTACATTTTGACCGCCTACAGCTTGTTTGAATGCTCCATGTGATTCAATATTCCAATTGCTATATAATTCACTAACCAACGGATCCGGATAATACGATACGATTACTTTACCTTTGACATTTTTAAGCATCTCGGCCAGCTCGTAATGATCTTTCAATGTAAATCCACCAGCATAGAATTTTTCGCGGCCTATATACGGAGGATCGATGTAAAACAATGCTTCTGGTGAATCGTATTTCTCGATAATAGTCCGAAAATCTAACCGTTCGATCATGACCCCTTTCATTCGTTCTACAAATGCTCGAATATGTTCGCAAGCATTCACATAACCTTTTGCAGGGTTTTGGCTTGATGTGGTACTATGTCTCCATCCTGTTTTTGGTACTTCTTCCGCATTCCCTTTACTTATGGCCGAACGGTTTAGATAGAAAAAACGCACTGCTTTTTCTAATGGATCATCTGGCAAATCCTCATTTCTCCATCTCTCATATAACTCGCGACTATATGGTAGCTGGCTACACTCTTGAATTAATAGTTCAGTATTTTTAATGGACTGAATAATGAAGTTCACTACTATTCCGTCAATATCGTTGTAAACTTCGTGACTTGTACGTGCTTTTTGAGAAATAACGTGGGCAGCACCACCAAATGGTTCAACATAAACTCTATGATCTGGCATTTTGCTGATTATGTGTTGTGCTTGTTTTGATTTACCACCAAACCATATCAATGGCGACTTACTCATCCCTCTACTCCTTTCAATGCTTGAATTATTGCGTTATAAACGTTATCTGATGTTTCAACCAAAGAAGCTTGGAAATGAATTTCATTTATATCTTGTTTGTGGCGTTCTATTTGAGCTAATGCTTTATTATGTTGCTCTGATAATGTTTCGAAACGTTCTTCTAACGAAAAATGCTCTCTTACGTACTCCTTCGAATCTATTGATCCGTCCTTTAAATCATCCACAACAGAATCTATTAACATTCCAGTTGTAAAATCATAACTTTCCAACCGTTTATCCATTGGCTTCTCCTTTCAAAAATCCGACCTCTTTAGCAACTGCCCTTATAGCTTTCATGTCTTCCTCTGGATAACCCCAATGAGGACAATACAAGCCACCGTAGCCATTGTTTCCGTTCGTATGATTGCCAGTTACTATAAATTCTCTAAAATCATTGATCAATCCCCACATAGTTCCTCCATGAGAGAAACCTCTATGATCATTTAATCCTGTGTTATAAGCGTAGACTCTTTCTCCTGTGTAATCATCAATGAAAAACACTTTATGCTTTTCAATTACCATTTGGGCGTATCTATTTCTACGTTGGTCATAAAAGAATCTACGTCCTCGATTAGCAATTTCATGAATGATCTTGTTTACTGCAATCAACCGATCTATCTTTCTGTTATCCATCCCTAGACCTCCCTAACTTCTGGTAATTTGAATAAGTTGTTTTCTATACTTTTGAATTTATCTTGTGTTAATTCATCTATAAATACCTCGTTATCTGGACTGTGTACTCTTACAGAAAACCCGTTTAATTGGTCTTTTTCTGTTATCAAATTTAGAATTTCCATAAAGTAATCGTTAGGTGCTATTAAGAACTTATCTCCTTTTTTTATGTCACTAAATTCCATCCCTAGACCTCCTATAATTCACTATGAGCAAAAAAATCCGGCTTATCGCAATATTTCTTAATGAGATTCTCAAATGTGTCTTTATCGGGCGTTTCTTCATCAGGGTAAAATGTAAATGCTTTATCCATAGGTTCTTCTGTTACAGCTTCATCTCCCCAAAATTCCAACAAATCTTTGTAGCAATCTCCACCACACATTGACACGTAAAAACTAATTGCCTTTTCTTTGCTTTCATGACACACCCAATCGCAACGATCATTTCCAAATCTAAACATTTTTAATTTCATTTCCTAGACCTCCTTGTCCACAAACATACTCGCTTCAAATAGTTTCTTTTTAGCGGTAATGATCTCTGTTTCGAAATCTAATGAATGACTACTTTGTTTTGTACCTTCAAATTTTCTTGTGATATTTTTGGCTTCTTCACGATTAACACGATGCTTACTTACTGAAACTTTCAACCCCATATCTAGTAATTCACCTACAGTAAAATTTCTGTAATTCTTTTGCATCATAAAGCCTCCTTAATCTCTGCTAATGCCATAAATAACTTTTGATTCGATCTTTCCACTTCGTTTAGATGGCTTTTTAAATCGCTGACAGCTTTTTCATTGATTAGTAGACATTTAGCATTCATAGCTTTAAAACAAGCTGTTAAGGTAGAATAAAACCCTTTAAATTTATAGTCTGTTATTTCTTGTTTTTCTTTTGGATTCCAGTACGTTTCCAATCGTTCAATAAAATAGTTGCTATCATCCCATTTTCGTATGCGCACATTGTCTATTTCCATGATTACTGGTTTGTTTGACATCCCTAGACCTCCCAATCCGATAAGCAAACGGACGTTTTATATTTTCTTTTCGTGCTTGATCATACAGAGCTAAGAATATTTCATGTGGATTCCTGGAGTTGATTTCTGCAATATCTTCAATGCTTCTGCCGTATTCCCATTGGCTCACGATGTTTTTTAATTGTTTTTCACTGAAAGCAAGTTCCAAATCTTCCAAGATAAATCTATATTTCACACCCTTAGGAAGTAGAGGAATATTTGATTCGCTTGCAGTATTCACGCCGACTTACTCCTATCCAAGCTATCCAGCCATGCCTGCAACCGTTCAATATCGCTATCATCCCGAGAAAAGTCACAGTGACTATCTGGGCATGGTTTAAATTCAATGCCCCAGCTTGTCCGATATGCAATTCCTCCTGTGTTGTTGCAGGTTTTACACATGGGATTCACCTTCTATCACGTCATAGATAGTCATTTGATTCCTTTCAAATTCTTCTTCGATAGCTTGCAAATGCTTTTCATAACAGACAGGGCCATAGCCACGTTCAATGCTCTTTTTATCCTTTAGCTTTCTGCCACAGGTGGCGCATTCTGTGTGTTGCATGTTACCCCCTCTTTCCTGCTTCGTAATCTTCAACACTAATACCTAACGCTCTAGCCATTGCCTTCGATTTACGATAGTTAGTAGCCCTATTGAAAACGCAATTCATATTTCCGATAATCCGCCACCAAGTGCGTCCTTTGTCATCCAACTTGTAAGCAATACTCTCGCTTTCAAATTCCTCTGGAGTGATGTTTGACGTTGCCCATATCGGCTTATTCGCACGTTCTCGACCATTTATAATTTGGAATATCCAATCTTTCTCCTCATTCGTTAATCGCTGGCTACTCATGAAGTCATCCCAAATTAATAAATCTGCATCCAAGCAAGCTCCCATAATTTCTTGAAATGTTTCTTCGTTTTTAAAATTCTTAGTAGCTTGCAATCTACTAAACAAGTCTTTTTCAGTAATATAAATAACTGCGTAGCCTTTAGAAATTAATTCATTACCACCAGCTGCGGTTAAATGGCTTTTACCGTTACCTGTTTCCCCAAAGATAAATACACCTGTTTTGCCACGATCAGCAAAGTGATCAATCGCTTTACGAATTTCCTTATGGGCATCTTCTGCGCCTTTTCGCACTTTATAGTTATCAAATGTCATTGTTCGTATGTCATCCATTGCACTGCTTAATTTCAATACTTTGTTTATCCGAATACGCTTTGCTTTTACTTCCTGTTCACGTTTGAATTGTTCAAGGCGTTCAATCTCACAAGGACAAGCACAAATCACCCAACGCATTTCTTTTTTGAAAGGATGCTCTATTTGCGTTTGAGGTTTATCATTTCCGCAAAAATCACATTTCACAGGATCTGGTTTATTTGTAGAGCTTGACATACCCGCTTGGCTTAGAATCTCGTTCATGGTTTCTCGCATTAGAATCACCACTTTCGTAATTTGGTATCTTTACAACATTACTTTGATAGTTTGGTTTATTTGAGTTGAATTCCAGTTGATACTTGCGTGCATCTTCTATTGTTTTAACTCCTGCCTCTTTCCATTTCTTTAGCACACCTTCAACGAAAGATACTCCCTTTGCTTCTTTTTTAGCAGCAACTTTCATAGCAGCTAGAAGTAAATCTTTACCCCATTCATCAAACCATTGACTAATTAACTCAGTGTTATATGGTGATTCGCTAACACCCTTTTGTAAGTTCGATTGATAGAATTGAAATACTCCCGCAAAATCATGGTCACTACTACTACTAAATAATTCTTTATCATTCTTTACATTCTTTACATTCTTGTTTGTGTTCATTTGATGTTCATTTGATGTTCTTTTGTTGTTCAGTTGTTGTTCATTGTCTTGGTAGTCAACCCATTTAGATATAGTGACAATGCTGTATTTGTTCGTTTTTTTGATGTTCAACATTTGCCACTTTTCTAGGTTGTTCAGATACCGCCACCATGAAATCTCACTTTGCTTATGTTTCGGTTTCATTCCTTTGTTTAATTCCTCAGTAAGCGATTTTCTGCCAGTAACAAATTGCCCAGGTTCAAGGGTGATGATTTGATTACCGACAAGAACTTCTCTTTCTTTATGCGTTGCTCTCATTAAGCAAAACATCCATAGTTTAAGGTAATTAGGATCATCCCAAACAGGACTATCCATTAGCTTTCTGTACAGTTTTATATATCCTTGCAAAACACCACCCCCGACCTGTATTACCTATTAATCTGACAAATAGCGAATCTGCCTTTAACTTTTAAAACGGTATAACCCGGATACCTTCGCATATAATTTAAAACAAGACTTTTGATTTCCTCTTTGTCCTGCGCCTGTTCGAATATCCATTCGGGCAGGCGCACATTTGACTGATTATGCATAGATCAATTCTCCAACTTCAATTACTCCATTTAACTTCTTCTTACTCTTGCAATAATCACATTTTCCACAGCTAACTGGATCCACTTCACCGTTTTTAACTTCCATAATTCGTTGCATTTTTGCTTCTGTATATTCATACTCAAAATCAAACCGAGTTTCATCAAAATACACGACAGCTTTATTTGGTTGTTTTTCTTTACTTACAGCAACAACGTAAGGTGTATACAGATAACCTGTATTTTGTTCGATAATCTTGCGGTAAATAGCCATCTGCAACACATAATCCCATCGCTCGATAAACGACACCCAACCATCGTATTTCTCGCTCCAATAGCGTTTATGAATGTCCTGTGTAGTCTTTAAATCCGAAAGAAAATGATGTTGATGGTTAATGTTGTCAATCTTGCATTTCCAGTCGACTCCGAATAAGTTTGCTGTATATATTTGTTCTTTTTCACCAGTCATAGCAAACATGGCAAAGGGATCATTCTTTAAAGATTCGATCATCAAATCAGCTTGTTCATAGTCTTGGTATTTGCCACCACGTTTTTTAAAGATAGATCCGTTATTTTCTTCTATAAACTGATTAAATGCTTCTTCGCTTTCAAATGCTGCATGTGTATAGGAACCGACCAGCATTGCGCTGGAAGTCGGCTCCTTGTATTCACCTTTCAAATAAGCCATAGTCTTAGCTTCGCATTCTATAAAACGTTTAAATTGCGATACAGACATATATTTCCTGTCCATTTCAAGAGAATAGTAATTATTCGAAGTCAATTTCTTGCTGTGTTCCTTCGTCGTCATCAGCCTTCACTTCCTCTGTTTTAGGCTTGTCTGTCTCGTTTTCTTGCTTATTCGTAGTTTTGATTTCATCAGCCTTAAAAGCTTCTGACAGCTTCGATTCTTGCTTTTTTTTGACCTCTTTTTTAAACCAGTCATCAGGCGTGCTCATTCCATCTCTTAAAGATGTAAATATCTTAATAAGGTCAACATAATCACGTTCAGTAAATGCTGATATGTTGTAGCCCATGTGTTCTTCTATCTGTTCTTTTGTGACACGGTACTTGTCTTTAAAGGTTGATAGAGCATTCGCTAAACGCTCTTTTAAAGGTTCCTTGTTGTTTCCTTGCAAAGTCCTGTTACATTCCTCTGTAGCTTTTTCTGTAATGTCACCAGGAATAATGGATAGGACACATGAGCGTACTCGTCGAGCCCCTTGGTTTGCTACCATTTCATAAATATCACGAGGATCCGTAAGTTTTTGAACAGAGCCATTAGCTTTTCGTGAATGCTTAACAGTAAATACTTTTTCCTGTCGCACGTTCGTTTCTAAATCCCACGCATAAGCCATAGCCACAGATTCACCAGGACGTTGTTCTAATTCCTTCACACCGAATGCTAGGTTCCCCCAATTTTGTGCTAATACTTCCGCTAATCTTATAGACGGTCCTTCAACTTTTGACCCACCTCTTGGATATCTATAAACCGCCACTTCTGCTAAGGCTGGTCTTTTACAGGCATCCAAAATGCGTTGTTCAGACTGAAAAACATCCCTCGGGAACTGGCGAGCCATAAATATTTGACCCTTTACCTCTTCCATTTCTCGACTTGAAGAAGATTGTGCTGTAACTCCTGTATTGTTAGACTGCTGATACTGCATTTGTAATTCGCTCATAATTCATATCCTCCAATTGATTAATAGAATTTTGACTGTCATTAATAAGATCATCTATATATAAATCATGTACTGCCTTTAAATCCGCATGTGTACCACTTAACGCTATTCGTGCAGCTACAAGACCAAATGCTTTGGTGTCACCACAACCGTTTTGGCGATACAGCTTGTATTCATCAACAAATGATATGGCCATTATTTATTCCTCCTTGTCCTAATCGGATCGGTGAAGTATAATAAAGTCATAATTTAATGATTTTCACCGATCATTTTTTATTGAGCCCATTGCAGTGGGTTCTTTTTTATTGCGCTTCTTCATAAGTTGCACCTAGTAATTCAAGTATTTCTTTTGATTGTTCAGTCAGTGCTTCAACTAAGAAAAATGAATCTTCATAGACCAGAATGTCATCGCCAGTACATACCGTTTTACCAAGCATGTCCACGCAATATTCATTTGTGCGGTAGTTCATTGCTGGATAGCCTGTACGCAATGTTCTTTCGACAGCTGGGTGATTCATGATATTTCTACCGCTTTAGAAGTTGGTAAATAACTTCTAGTTGATTTATTCCATATTAGGACTTCCATATTTTCCGTTACCAAAATAGAATCAGTTTCATTATTCATTTCATTCGTTGCCACAAAACCAACTTTCCCCTTTGAAGAAAACACTTTCTTAACATTTCTAAATCCGTGGTTTTTGATTGTTTTTTCCATTTAACATTCCTCCCATGAGACCATGTTTTCAAGATCGTAATTATGGTTAAAAATTGTTTGAAGATCGCCATTTTCATCATCGAAGCTTAAATTCGCAATGCTTCCATCTTCATTCCACCAGATATTTAACACTGGATATTGCTTACCTTTGAATTTTATTATTGCTCGCATGTTTTAACCTCCTTTAATTACAATCTCCATTTACTAAACAAGGGTTAACACTTAGCTTTTGTACTGCTGGTAATTGGTTTTCAGATCCCTTAAAATCTTTCATATCTACCCCTAAAGCTATTAGGCTTTTGTATGCCTGTTTTCCAGTAGTTGAAGTTTTAATCGTATTATCAAGCTCTGTTTTAAGAGTTTTTAAATCTTCAATTTTACTTAATGTTGGCTTTAGATCTTTGCTTGCTTTACCTACTACAAATTCCATATGATACTTACCGTAATGAGCATTTTTTCTGATAGCACTCTTAATGTTAGATAGTTCATTGGTGTGAATTCTATCCCTAATCGAGGCGATACTACGTAAGTCTCTAACGCTATACTTTGGAGACCAAGAACCATAATCATTTTCATTCTCTAAGAAGGTTTCAAGCTCATCAGCAAGTTTTGTTAATGCTTTGTTAAAGTGATTAATACTCTTGGTATTCTCAAGCAATTTAGGCTTAACGTTTGTGTCAATATAAGAGTCAAACTCTTCTATAGCGGTATTTAGTTGTACCTTTATTTTCTCTTCAATAAAATCGTATAAAGATTGTTTTGTTATTTTCATTTCCTTATCCTCCTAACTGGTAATTAGTGCATATTCTAAAAATATAATCATTCCTACAAAGCCAACCCATATCTTAATTAGATGGAATCGTTCATCCATAGGCTTTTTCCTTGTTGTATTTTTCGCTACTCATATCTGCTAAATTTCTAATAGAGATTAATAGATGAGTGGATAAATTCTTCGCTTTGTCTAAATCCCCACTATAGACACTTTCAGCTGTATGAGTTAGTAAGTTTAATATGCGCCAATGTTCTTCACTTGCTTTGGAGATATCTTCTTTTAAAAAGTGTGTTTCGAAGTTCATGCTGTTTCCTCCTTATGTTCATTAATTGATAGATTCATTTCAATTAATCCCTAACCATTCATCAATGGCATCTAAGTTAAAAATTAAAATCCTCGGCGACGGTCGTTGATGTGGAATTTTGTCTTGTCTAAGCAAAGAGAAAATTGTTGATTCACTTATTGGCGTTCCTTTTGATTCAAGATATTCTGATAGCGCTTTAGCTCCTCTTACATTTCTCATGCGATGTCACCCTTTATCTCAATGTCATATTTAATCGCTAATTCCTTTACGATGGCTAAATAGATTTCAGTTAGCCTCGCATCACTAGCGATTATATCCATTTTGGAAAGCTTGTCCCTTTTAGACTTCGGCACACCATTACCAGCCATTTCATTTCTTCGATTAGATAGACGTATGCTTAGACGACAGCGCCCTCTTTCTTCTAATAATTGATAACTTTCGTTACGAATATCTCGATAAGCTTCAAATCCTCCGCGAGATTGAGCGATTTTATTTATGATGACATTTACTTTTTTACGCCATTCTGTTGGATTAAGGCTTAGTAATTCTGTAATGTTGTTTTGCTTATGTTCAACAACTTCAATTCGCCTGTCTTGCTGTATTTGTTTTTGTTCGATGTTAATTAATGCACGCAATTCTGGACTTAACATGGATACATCTAATTCGTTCTCTTTTACTTGGTAGTAATCATCCACTAGCATTTCGTAAGCATCCCATGCTTCGTCAGTATTTAATGATTTAGCATGTAACCATGCGCCTTTTTCTGTCCAGAGGTAGAATACAGAAGCTTTTAACCAACTCGTATCAATTTGGTACGAGTTAATAAATGCACGTTTTTCTTCTCCAGTAAGAGCGATAAAATGTTTACCTTTCTTAAAGCGATTTTTGTTACGATTGAAATTAACCCTAATCCTTTCGTTATCAGTTCCATAACTTTCTGCTAACTGACTTGTCGTTAAGACTCGTTGACCGTTGTGTGAAATTACTTGTAAATTATTCATACTCAATAACACCATCCCATTCTTCAAACATTTTTTTGAAATCATCGAATTTGTTTCCGAAGAACTCTCGATCCTCCGAAATTGCCCATCTCACAATGTCGCACATTAAATCGGTTGGATTCTTTACTTTAAAATGTTGTTGAAACTCATGAACGCTAGATCCTAAATGAATCGATAAAGTAACCATAGGCTTACCTTTTGTCCCTTTGCATGTTGTATCAACATCTAAGCAATATTTCCTTCCATTGATAGAAATGTTTTTGTTCATATCTTTTCCTCCTTATTTCTCCCTTTCTGATAGAATAGTGTCGAAAGGGGGTGTGATTATGAATGAAATGGAAATAACTATAAAAGCTATTAGAGATATTACTTATGATGCAAAACTCATAAAGTCAGATGATGATTATAAACGAGTATTAAATAAATATGATTTAATCATCTCCGGAGAAAAAATTAACACTATTGATTCCACAGAATTGAGACATTGTTTGAAAAACGTTTATAACTGTGAAATCTCGCACGATGAATTTTTAAAATTAATCTCTATTGTTTGCACCAAGTTAAACTTGAAAAAAGAAGGTTTGTATTTACTTGAAAATACAAATGTTTTAAACGGTTATCTAATCCATCTGTTTTAAGAGTGAATCAAACGCAGGATCATCAACTTTATCAAGTCCTTGTTCTACTCTCATTTCATTCAACGTCTTTTTTCCATCGAATACTTTGTCTTTAATTCTAGGTTTATTAATTGTATTTCTGTAAAGTCCTTTATCAGCCAGATAGAGGGCTTTATTCATGTCCTTATAACTTAATCCACTTTTTAAACAAGCTTTTATAACATCTTCGGTTAATGCTCTCTCTTCCTTACTTTGTTCCTTAAACATAATGTCGATTGATAAATCATTCATTGAATTGTTTTTTATCATTTTTTCTTCCTCCTTATATATGATTTTAAATCATGTTACTATGAAATTTTTTTACCAGGACTTTCTATACCTAGTAAATCATCGGCGCTTACTCTAAAATACAAACAAACTTTTTTCAAGTGCTTAGAAGAAATAACGCTTATATCCTTCTCCCACGCACAAACAGTTGTTTGTGATGTGCCGATTTCCATCGCTAATTCTTTTTGCGACATCTTACCATTTCTTGCTCTCAATTCTGCGATAGTTATCAATTTGACACCGCCTTTCTTATGAATCTATTAACAGATTACATGATTTAAAATCATATTGCAAGTATTATTTATGATTTAATATCACTTTTTAATATAAAATAAAGAATATATATTATTTATATCTTGATTTATTATCATATATTAAATATACTTAATAGCAGAAAGGATGAATATTAAATGAAAACCACTGGAGAAATAATAAAAGAATTAAGAGAATCAAGAGGATTAACACAAGGACAATTAGCTAAAATAATCGGAGCAAGCAATTATACAACAATCACTAAATGGGAAAAAGGAGAAAACTTCCCCAGAGGTCGAGATATAAAAGTGCTGTGCGAATATTTTAAGGTTAGTTCTGATTATATTTTAGGTTTAGATACAGAATATCGTTTTAATCAATCTTCCGAATACGACTACCTACCAATTTCAGTTGCAGCAGGACTACCAGAACATGTAAGAGGTCTGTCAGAAGATGATATTGATACGATAACTATACCAGATGCTGTGATGGGGAAATGGGCAGGGTGTAGCGATATTTATATGATGAGGGTCAACGGAGAGTCGATGAATAAAATTATTCCAGATCAATCACTAATTGCTGTGAAAGAAGTTAACTTATCAGAACTAAAAGACGGAGATATTGTAGTTTACAGCAATGGACATGATTACTCAGTTAAACATTTTTATAGAGATGAAAATGAGGTGAGATTCAGACCTGATTCAACAGACACACGTTTCAGGGAATACACATTTCCCGATGATAGCAACGACTTAAAAATACATGGAAAAGTAGTTGTATATATAGTTGAAATGGATTGAGGCGGGATGATAATCCGTCTATTTTTTTAAGGAGGGAGTCAATATGGCGAGCTATGAAGATTTAGGATTTGGTAAGTTTAAAATCTATGTAGAACTCGGATATGACGAACGAGGAAAACGAAAAAGAAGAACAAAAACAATAACTGCAACTAGCGAACGCGATCTTAATAAAAAGATACGTGATTTTGAAATCACATGTTTTAACGAAAAAGATGAACCCATCGACAAAATCACTTTTTCTAGTTTCGTCAAAAAATGGATAAAAAACCACGTTGATGCCAACTTAGCATTAACTAGTAAGGAAAGCTATATTTACTTGCTTGAAGATTGCGGCGTCTTAGATCATTTCGGGAAGATGAAACTAAAAGACATAAAGAAATATCATATTGTAGAATATTTAGCAGAAGAACAAGCAGATAACAAACCTCTCATACCCAACAAGTATTTGTTATTAAAAAGCATTTTTGCCAGAGCACATGAATGGGATGTAATAAATCAAAATCCCACATCGGGAATTAAAGAGCCAAAACGCGAGAGGAAAAAAGTTGATTTTTACAATGAGGATGAACTAAATCATCTATTCAAAGTATTAGATAACTGTTACCCTAAACACCGAATTATGATTAAGTTAGCTGCTATTGGTGGATTGAGACGAGGTGAAATATTAGGTATAAGAGAAGAATCAATAGATTATGAAAACAACTCAATCTATATCGACAAGCAATTGCGATACGATAAAAGCAAGAAGCAATTTTACCTTGCTCCTGTCAAAAATAAAAAACCTCGCACTGTATATTTTCCCGAAGAATTTATGGAAGAATTAAATAAATACCACATACAGTTTAAAGCAAGGCGTATGCAAATGGGTAATTTATGGCGAGGGATATATGACGAAAATAAAAAAATGATTAATTTATTTCTAGTCAAAGAGGACGGATATCCTACGCATTTGAACACCATGAGAAATGAATGGCATAAGATTAAAAAAAGATACGGCTTAAAAGACATCACATTTCACCAATTGAGGCATTCCTGCGCTTCTTTAATGGTTAAGAAAGGTATTAATTTTAAGGTTATACAAGAACGCCTAGGACACGCTAATATCGGAATTACGCTTGATCTATATTCACATTTAGAAGAAGACCAGCATAAAGAAAGTGTCAATGTGTTTGATGAAATTTTATAG